ATTGATGATAAGACTGTGGATGCTGGCAAGATTTTGCGTCAGCATTCACCAAAGCCAGATGAAATTGCTAAGGCTGTGCCACGCTTCGAACGTCTGATTGAAGAGGTTAAGCACGCGCTGGAACGCACAGATATGCAATGTGTCGAGGCTTATCGCAATTATAGCAAGCGTCAGCTACGTGAATTGCTTGTGCAATATTCTTCTATTGTTAATGCATTTAATATGTACACGTCGGCTGGCATTCGTGTCAAGGCTCCGACAGTGCGTAAGATCAAGCCAAAATCGCCTGATAAGGTGATTGCAAAGCTACGCTATCTGAATGAGTATTCAGAGCTATCACTAAAGAGTGTTGATCCAAAGAGCCTGATTGGTGCAGCTGAGGCCATCTTCTATAATGTAAAGACACGAACATTGCAGCGATATGTGGCTGCCAATGGCGCGACTCTTACTGTGCGTCGTTCTGGTATTGAAGGCTATGATCCTGGTGTATCATCCAAGAAGCGATTGCGAGACCCTGCGGCCATGACATCAAGGATCTTGGCTGGTGGCAATAAATCTATATCTAAATCATTTGATATGATCAAGACTAAAGCCAGTGGTGTCAATGGTCGGGTTAATGAGGATACAATTATTCTCAGAGTTGTCAAATAGCCATGTACATCCGACCCATTCTATGGTACTATACATAGACAAGGGATATAGGATAGAAAGATGATTTTGGTTGACCTCAACCAGGTGATGATCAGCAACCTGATGGTACATCTGGTACATAATAATGACGTGGTGGATGAGGATCTTGTCCGCCACATGGTTCTTAATAGCCTTCGAGGCTATAAGCAAAAGTTCTCGCACGAGTTTGGTGATCTTGTCATCTGCTGTGATGATAAGCGTTACTGGCGGCGCGAGGTCTTTCCGCATTACAAGGCTAATCGTAAGAAAGATCGTGAAGCATCTGGTATTGATTGGGCCTCTGTGTTTGATGCAATGGCCAAGATCAAGGATGAGCTTCGCGAGAATATGCCATACAAGGTGATTCAGGTATCGCGTGCTGAGGCCGATGATGTTATCGCATCAATCTGCCATTACTTTGGTAAGTTTATCAATACTGATTCGAATGAGAAAATTCTCATTCTTTCTGGTGACAAAGACTTCGCGCAACTTCAGAAGTATGCTAATGTGCATCAATTCGCACCTGTGCAGAAAAAGATGTTGCCTGTAGCTAATCCAGAGCGTTATCGGCGCGAGCATATCATGGTCGGTGACCGTGGCGATGGTGTGCCTAATTTCATCACGGAAGATGATGCTCTGGTTGCAGGTCGCCGCCAGCGTCCATTGCGCCGTGAGAAGGTTGAGGAGTGGTGTACACTTGAGCCTGAGCAGTTTTGCGATGATGCAATGCTGCGTGGTTATAAGCGTAACCAGATGCTCGTCGACCTTGATATGGTACCACAGGAAATTCAAGATGAATGTATCCGCATGTACCATGATACGCAGCCGCGCCCACGTAGCGCCATGATGCCTTATTTCATGGAAAAACGACTGCGCCAATTAACTGAATCTATCAGCGAGTTCTAAGGAGGTAAACGGTGGCTATCAAGAGCCTTGCCCAGATTGTGGGTGAGATTGAGAAAGAAAAGACTAAGGCGGGGCAAATCAAAGTCATACAAGAGAATGACAGCAAGGCCTTACGCATGGTATTTGAATTTACATTCGATCCTATGTTGCAATGGCTTGTACCAGATAGCGATCCACCATACCGTCCAGCATCTGATACAATCGATCAGGAGGGTCGCCTCTATTCTGAGATCGATAAGCTTGTGTATTTCACAAATACACCAGAGGGTCTCAATGTGAAGCCGATGCGACGTGAGCAGCTTTTCATTCAGCTACTGGAAACTGTCGCACCTGATGATGCAAAGTTGTTGCTGCGTATGCGGCGCAAGGAACTCAAGGTCATGATCTGGTCACTAAAGGAAGTTTACCCACAGATGACGGGGCATTGGAAGTGAATACTGAGGTCGCACTCATCGTAGGCAACGGCACATCACGGATGCCGCTTGATCTATTGAAGATGATGGAAACACTGGGTGATAATAGGCCTGCTGTATATGGATGCAATGCTCTCTATCGAGAGTTTGCACCTGATTATCAATTGCCAGACTATCTTGCTGCAATTGATGATGGTGTAATTGCAGAGATTAGCAAAAGCGATTTTCCTCAGTCTAGGTTGATTGTGCCACCAGAAGAAGATCGTTGGGAGCCACTGGAGTTACATCCCAGCTTGCATCGTCCACGTTCTAATGCTGGTATGATTGCGATGGCTGAAGCTATTCGACGTGGTGCTACAACGCTTCTATGTGTGGGCTTCGATTCATTCTTACGCGATGCTGAACAATCATTGAGCAATATGTTTGATGGTACGGATAACTATGGTCCAGAGACTAGAGCAAAGGTTTGGGATAATCCAGGCCGAGTGCGATTCATGTCTTGGTTTGCGCGAAAGCATCCATTCATCTCATTTATCTTTGTATATCCTGAAGGGCTAGATGCTGTGCCGATTGGTGAAATTAATGTATATCAGACGACATATGAGGAACTTGTGAGGTCGGCCGAATGAGAGTACATGTGAGAGGCCAGATGGGTGTGCAGCTCATGCAGGCCTTTGTTGGCATCGGTCGACTGGCTGATGATGAGACTCCTATTATCGTTGTGAATAGTGGTGGTGGAGTGCCTGGTGCAAAGACATCACAGCTGCATTGGGTGACAGATCCACAATGTGAAATCCGTGAAGATCATGATGGTGTACGCAAGACACCATATTGGCATCAAGGTGCAGCATCTATCGCATTTAATAATCGCGAGCGTACATTGAGATATCTGCCGCTGCAAGATAGAACCATTGCTCTTGGTGGAATTGTGCTACATGCGCGCGGTGGTGATAAGACGGTAGCATCTGTTGACACGTATCGCATGTTGCTTGATATAGCCAAGAGCAATCATCCGGAAGAACATATTACAATCCTATCTGATAGCCCAGACTTGCTTGATGCGCTTCGCCCACCATCTGAAGATGTGAATGTGACTCCGCCTGAAGATGACTGGTATCACATTCTTGGCGCGAGTCATGTATACTGCGCACCCTCAGCATTTGTGACAAGTACCCTGCTGTATGATCCAAATAAGCATGTCACATACATAGGGCCAGAATATTGCGATGGTACATATCCAGCTATCGCTGATGATTTTGTATTCATCGATGAGTCTCATAAATTTTGTCCAAACCTTCGTGTGCTTAGAAAGGGTTGACGAGAGATGAGGATCGGTCGCTACGATCTATGGAATGAAACTGATGCTATGGCTGCTGTGATGGGTGGTCATAATCGTGCATTAGAATTGGCTCATGCATCATCGCTAGCTAATATTCCAATACAGTGCTGGCAAATTGCGAAAGAGTCTCTATTAGAATTTGGTTGTGACGCAGGACAAGCCGCACAACTCATGTCAAATGTTAAAGATATCAGACGTTTAGACTTATGCACAAATATGGATCCTATGGTGCATGTGCTTCGTGCATATCTTGGTCGATGTGCATATCGTAATAGATTGCATCTATCGCAGTATTCTAATAAGTATCCAAGCTTACAGGCAGAGGAATGTATTGGTTCTGGTATCATTAGAATTGGACCTGATGAATTACAGATTACCGACAGCCTGCGTAATGAATTAGCGCAAGAATTAACATCCGTCAATGGTACATTGGCCAAGACTCCAGAAAGCATGGTATTGAGTCAAGGTGGCCAATCTCGCGCTGGGTTTTCTGCTTGTCATACATTGATACAGGCAATTCTACCTCTGCTATCTGAGGTGACTGGCTATACACAAATGCATTTGCGAGAAGAATTGGCGCGCACCGCATTTGTTCAAAAGGTTATGAATAGCCCAGAAGATAATGATGTGCAGAAGGTATTGCATCAAGACACATGGCATGATGCATGGAAGCTCTGGTACTTTCCAAATGATGTTAAATCTGGTGAAGGTACATTCCGCTTTGCTCCATACAGTCACGGATTATCATCTGCACGACTGAGATTTATGAAAGAGTTTGCAACTCGTGGTAAGACATGGGAAAGCTGGCGCTCATATGGTCATGATGAAGGTTCATGGCGTGTGAGTGATGATGAGCTATTAACAATGGGTGAAGGTTCATATGATATCGAAGCGTCTGCTGGTACGTTAGTGATAGCCAATGTTTATGGTTATCATGCGCGAGGCCTTGCAAATGAATTGCGTGAGCGCGTATCACTTCATGCCAGTTTAAGGATGAATCCATGGGAATGATTAGAATCTTTGGTTTATTATCTTTGACATTATTGATCGGTTGCGATACTGTAGGTTATCAGCAGTATCATCCACCTGGATATTATCAACCAACGTATTACCATTCATATCCAACGTATCATCGCGGGCACCATGCTACACAACATCATTGCCATCGCGAATATCATCCTCACCGATATTATTGTCACCGACACTAACCAGCCTTTGACATCAACCCTTTGATATGATAGAATGACAATATGACAAGCTCCTATAATTCCGATGAATCCTATACCGTGACAACAGTCACGGTTACCGACAACACAGCAATCAATACGATGCCAACTTCAACATATGATTTGGTCAATGTTAATAGCAGCACGTATCATGATTACCTGGTCGATAGCACATCCTCTATTGAAATCCCGCAGCCTTTTATGGTCCTTCATTTGCCCATCGAGTCATGCAAGTATGATGCTGATAGCCGAACGCTATTCGCATTTACACCACCTCCCAATACATTGGGTTATCCGCAAACTGCAAAAGAAAATTGGCCTGACGAGTTGCGATTCACACGCGAGGAGCTGCTGCGGGCGGCGCATCATATGCCGCAATCCAAAGTTGTCCTAGTTGCGCCGCGTGTCATTCCAGTTCCGGCGCAGCAACAAATGTTAGACGAAACATATTCGCTGTATCGCGACGATGCCAATGATGCGTGGGTAAGACTCTATCAGAGCGAAAAGCTGCGCGACTATTACTTCGCGATGTACCGCGCAACCAAGAAGAATCCATATCCGTGACATGGAAGCATCTGAGATGTTTACATATCAGTTTCGCACAGATCAGCATGTGCTTAGATATGTCGAGGCTGAGCGTACATTTTACATAGATCGCGACCACCTCGAGGATTATGCGATACTTCGGCAGGTTGATCCAAACCACATAACCGAGCTAGAATTAACGAGCCACATATCAGGTGATATAATGCCGTTCACTCGCAATACGAATTATTCGTTCTTCGCCGAGGCTATCGTACACAATCCTGGTACAGCAAATCATTATATGCGTCGGATCAATCGCTGCTACGTGAAGGTGGTGTGATGTCTACTATGTCACATGATATGTCACTAAACTTGTCACTGAACCATCTCAACACGCTATATGATGACCGAACAGGAACATTTCTAGTATTCAGGAAATCTATAATCATATCTAACAGCCCATCGAGGAATTATGATCACATCAACCTGGTTGGTAAAAAAGGAATCAGAGTCTTTAAAAAGGAGTTCGTAGCATTTAATGAGGCCATAGTATTCCTTCACCATGATTTTCCACGACAATATGTGCTAGAGGTATATTCATCGTTTGAAAAATTGAATAAGCGGTGGGCAGAATTGCGAGGATCTCATAATGAATGATAAGTTAGAATTAGAAGTTTCTTTTTATGACAAAAAGTCAGAAAGTCTTTTTGCACATATGCCTTCCATTGGCAAGCATCATGGTCTCTTGCGAGTAAAAGGTAGAATTAATTCTATCATATTCGCATATTCTTATTCTAATGAAGGTCACCTAATATATCGTAATGGTCGGTATAGGCTATATGTCTATCGTTCTGAACATGATATGATTCTCGATTGGAAAAAATTACGCGGATTCTGGAAAATCATGGACATGGCGGCGCCGCGC